CGCGGTCAACGCTTGCAATGCCCGGGAACAAGTCACTCAGCGTGACGTTGCGCTCGCCCTGGCCCGGATTGTAGCGGATTGCACCGGCGGTCGTGGTTGGGGCGGAGGTATCGGTCGTGCCTTTAATCAGGCAATAGTTACCGCCGAGATTTTGGAAGGTTATGGATGATATGTCCGCGTCGGTCAGCTGCGTCCAAGTCGCTGCCGGAACATCGACGGTCGTATTTTGTGCCATTGGTCGCCTCGTTCATTTCAGGCCGAATGGTTGCATGTATCACACAAGGGGTTGAACTTACAAGACCCGCACGCGGGGCTGCCCCTTGCGCCTGATCATGGGGCCTATGGCGTAGCGCACCGCGTCGATGCAGTGGTTGTGCGCGTCGATGATTGTCGGGAGGATGTCGCCAGTCTGCCGATCGGTTTTGTAGCTGTATAGCCTAAACTCGCGCGTCACTTCCCTGCATCGCGGATGCACCACGATACGGCGGAAGCTACGCAAGAACCCGATCCCGTCCTGCACACTGCCCGGCCACTTTTTGACCGCTTCAGTTAGGGGCAACCCGTGCCGCTTCAGGTAGGATATGCTCTCAGGCCGCGCGCTATCCCAGCGCGTCACATAGCGGGCGAAGTCGGGGATAGCCTCGCACATGAACCCGGCGGTATGGTCAAGCTCAAGCCCGACCTTGTGCGCCTCATGCTCGATCCAGAGTGTTTGATCGTGCACCCATGCCCGCACGGCTGCGGTCGGATCCTGCGCAAAGCCGAAGTCACCGCCCTGATACGGGCCATCCCAATCGGGGCCGGGTTGGAAAGGCTCGATCGCGTAACGCCCCGCAAACACTTGCGCGTTGCTGTTGGTCAAATACGCCCCCTCCCATACGTGCGCGTATGTTGCAGGATCGAGCCGTGCCTGTTCATCCCGGCGAAGCTCATCCAAGGCGGCCGGCATAAATGGATTATCGTTCCAGTTTAACTGCGTGATGACAGCATCGGGCGGAGGTTGCTTGCGGAATCGCTTGTCTGCCGGGCTATTCTCGGTGCGCGGGTTCCATATCGCCCACACCTCAGAGCCGGGTTGACGCATGACCGTAGGCAGCAGGGCTTGCCACGAGCCTTCGGGCACGTCTTCCGCTTCCTCGACAATGGTTAGGTCAACATGCGCGAGGCTCTTAATCGCGTTCATGCTATTCCGCAGACCACGAAAAAAGAACTCGGTCCCATTGCGCCCGCGTATGTATTCCACGCCTACGTCGTAATGATGCGCAAGCCACGGGTGCGCCTCGATGGCGGCCCGCAATTCAGCGTGGAAGCTCTCGCGGATGGATGTTTGGAATTCCCGCGTGCAAAGGATGCGGAGCGGGCTTTGATACCCAAACACGGCGGCCATAAGGGCGAAGGAATACGACTTGCCAGACCCGCGCCCGCCATACGCGCCCCGATACCTTACAGAACCGCGCGGGGGTGCGAATACGGGAATGAGGCGCGGCGGAAGCTCAATCGCTGCTTGGTGCTTTGATGACGATTTCACTGGGGGTCATGCTGCCGTCGGATGATACATGATCAACCTGTGACCTCTCCGAATACTCAGCCCTGTGCCGGGCGCTCATTTGCTTTGCCCATAGGGATGAATTGAATCTATCTTCCTTCAACCCTTTGCGGCCTTCCGCCTCAAACCACGCCTGCGCCTTTTGCTTCGCGCGCATAAGTGCTGCGGAAAACTCCGGGTGATGCTTGCACCATTCATCGAAAGTTGATCGATGCACGTCGCACGCTTCGGCCATCTCAGAAACCCAGCCGCCTTCCGCGCCGACCTCTTCCACTACCTTGCAGAATTTTGGTTTGTATTTGCTCGGACGCCCGCCAGGCATCACTCCCACCTCTTATGCTCTCCGTGAGCCCTATGCAGGGCCGATGCATACGCAACGGTCATCATATGGCACGCGCGCCGTTCTGGCGTCAAGGGATGATCTGGCGGAAGCACCCGCGGCGGGCGGATCAAGCGTCTGAAGGACTCGGGTCCTGCGACGGGCTTTGGGGACGCAAGCCCGATCTGGGATTGAATGTAGCGAAATTCGTTGATGAACTCTGTGTGCTTGATCATGCGCGCTAGGTTGCGCATCCAACGGTAAATGGATTTCTCGTCCCGCCGTTCAAAGGTTGCCGAGATCAAGTGGAAGGGCTCGTCAGTGTGCACGACCGCCAGCATGGCGGCCAGGAGGCGCACGCGGACCTGAGTATTATCGTGACTCAGGACCAGGGACCGAGGCCGCGCGTAAAGCTCGCACACGAGGTCTAGGGCCTGTTCCGAGGTCAAGGTGGCATCACCGCCAGGATTGAACCGCTCTCGGAGCATGTTGCGAATACGTATCGACACGGGGGACTCCGGAAAAGGACCCGGGCGCGAGGCCCGGGCCAAGGGTCAGGGAGGAACGCCCCAAGGGAGGGACGTTTGGAAGGTAGCCGTGCCGTGCTGAGGTGTCAAGCGCCCCGGATATTGTTTTAGAATGCTATTAATTCCGGCGCCCTATAGAGGACTAGGACTAGAGGTCCAGCAAGAGACCCCTCTCCTATAATGAAAAAATAAAAAAAAAAAATACTATATAGAGCTAGAGGCTCGTTCTGCGGGGCTTTGCACGGGCCGGATAAGTTGGCGGCTGCGAATAGAATTTAAGGCCCTTGCACACTTGCTCATGCAACCGTTATGCGCTTTCTATAAGTTCAAACCCGGTCGGGTTTAATTCTGATCCAAAAACAGGCTTGCCCCGAAGCACGGCCTGCAATAGAAAAAGGGGCGCGCTGTTGCCAGCAGCCGCCCCCATGATCAACCCTCTAATGATGGAGCGAGGGCCGATGTCTGACCCTATATCATACGAGTACGCGCGCCGCTACACCGAGCACGGCTGGAAGCTGGTCGCCATGCCCGCCGGCACCAAAGCCCCGGCGACCTTTGGCTGGCAAACCCGGCCGACTGACCCTGAGCACTGGCTAAAACACCCGACGCACAATATGGGATTGCTGCACGGCCTGTCGGGAACGTGCGCCCTTGATATCGACCACATGCCTCACACGCGCCTGATATGTGAGGCGCTCGCGATCGATCTAGACGCAATCCTAAGCACGGCCCCTCGCATTGTAGGCCGCCCGGATCGCGGCAAGGTTCTATTCCGCGCGCCTGAAGGTGAGCCCCTCACCACGCGCAAGCTGTCCTGGCCCGTGGAAGGCGCGACGCGGATATCTGAGGTCGTGTTCGAGCTGCGCGCGGGAAGCGTGCAAGATGTTCTGCCGCCGTCAATCCATCCCGATACCCTGAACCCGTACACGTGGGCGGGGGCGGATTGGAAAGATCTCCCGCTAGTGCCGGAGGCGTTGCTCATAATCTGGCGGGAGTGGGATCGATTTCGCCCGCAATTGGCAAGCCTGTGCCCTTGGGCCATTCCGACACCTAGACCGGCCCCGCGAAAGCGGCACCCGGAACAAGTGAGCGTGATCGATAGTTACAATGCCAGCGTCACAATCACGGACGCCCTGGAGAGTGCGGGCTATCACCAGATCGGCAAGCGTTGGCTAAGCCCCAATTCTTCGACCGGCATCCCCGGGGTGGTCGTGTTCGACGATGGCCGGGCGTACTCCCATCACGCCTCCGATCCCTTTGACCCGGCGCACGCGTTCGACGCCTTCGACGTGTTTGCCCATTATCAGCACCTTGGCAACTTCAGCGCGGCGGTTCGCGCGGCTGGGGAACTCCTCGAAATTGAGAAATTACCCGTATATGAGGAAACCGCCGAGGACAGAGAGCACCAAGCCGCTGGAGCGCGCATATTCGCCGCGTGGGAGGCAACCGCGCTTGATCAGGTACCACCCCACCTGCTGAGCGTGCCGGGCGTTCTAGGTAGCGTTGTGGCTTATAGCGCGGCAACGGCAACGCGGGCGCAACCTCAATTTGACGTGCAAGCCGCCTTGGCATTGGGCAGCGTGGTCATGGGCCGCCGATTCGTGACGGATCAGGACAATATGTCGAGCCTGTTCTTTCTCAATATCGCGCCAACGGGTAGCGGGAAGGAACACGCGAACACGGTCATTGAAGCGCTATTGGAGGCCGCGGGATTGATCCACCTACGCGGGCCGAATGGCTACACAAGCGCGCCGGGCGTGCTTTCGGCGATGTATGATAAGCCCGCGCATATTGCGATCATTGACGAATTCGGGGCGATGCTGACCAGTGCTGCGGCGCGAGGCAATCAGCACAAAAAAGACGCCCTGACAATGATAATGGAAGCTTTTGGGCGGCAAACCCAAAGCCTGCGCAATGTTGGTTATGCGACCTTGACACTGACCAAGGCACAAAAGGAAGCGCTCGACGTATCGGTTGCACGGCCTAGCCTCACCTTGCTAGGCATGACCACGCCTGAGACGTTCTTCGAGGCTATCGGCGCTAAGGATGCGGCCAGCGGGTTTCTTAACCGGTTTTTGATCGTCAAAAGCAAGATTGGACGCCGCAAGGCACGGCGGAAAACCAAGGCCGATATAAGGCCAGGCATCATCGAATGGTTGCAACAATCGGCGCAAGCTGGCGAAAGCTCAATTTTGCAGGACGCTGGTCCGGAATTTCCGCCGGAGCCTGTTGTGGTGTCGTTCACAGATGAGGCATATGCTCTTTTTGATAAATACGAGGACCACATATTAGCCTGGCAAGATAGCTTGCCGCCTTCGGGCGCGGATATGCTGAACCGCACGCGCGAAATTGCGATGCGTGTCAGTTTGATCGTGGCGCATAGTTTGGGCGAGGCGCGCATCACTGAGGAAGCCGCGCAATGGTCAATCGATTATGTGGACTACTACGCCCGGCAGATGATCGACGATTTCGCGGCCAATGTTGCTGAAGGCGAGATGGATTCACTGCGCAAGAAAACTGCCGAAGCAATCATGGCGGCGGGTTCGGCTGGCCTGAAAATGCACGAAATCATCCAGGCGGTTCCGAAGTTAGGTAATTTGAAAAAGCCGGAACGCGATGGGCTTTTAGCCATGATTTGCGATGATTACCCGATCGAGCGGGCAAAGATCGAGACGAAAAACAAGGGCCGTCCGCCAATCATTCATCGCAAGGTTGCAGATAAGCCACAAGGCGAGTGATGGTCGAGGCGCGCACGTTGTCAGCCTGCCCGCGCTGGATCTTGTAAAGAGTCCCCAAGCTGATGCCGGTTCTGCGCGACACGATTGTGATTTTCCGGTCACTTAGCGCGGCGATGATTTGATCTGTCGTCATGATGCCCTCACTGGTAAAAAATTATCATTGCCGCTTGACATATTGCGCGCCTGGCGTCAAGGTTGCGGTGTGAGAGTGACAGAACCGGAGACATAAACACATGACTAATGACAACATCTCAGCACTAGCGCGCGACTGGATCGAGGCCAAGCGCACCGAGGAAGCGGCGCGGGCGCAACGGCACGAGATCGAGGTGCAATTGGCTCAAGCCCTCGAAACCAAGTCCGAGGGATCAATTACCCACATCGTGGGCGATTATAGGATTACCCTACGCCAGGGCCTGGCCCGCAAGGTGAACCCCGAAACATGGACGCAAGTCGCCGAGCATTGCCCGCCCGACATGCGGCCCGTGAAAATCAAGCTGGAAGCGGACCCGACAGGCTGCAAGTATTTGGCCGCCAACGAACCCGAGATCTGGCGCAAGATTGCAAGCGCATTCGAGATTAAGCCTCAGAAGATAGGGGTGCAGATCCGATGAAATTTTTGTTGGTCTTGGCAGTTTCGTGGGCGTTGAACGCCTGCGCACACCATCCGAAGCAATGCTACCCAGGATTAGAGCGCGAGCCGAAGCCCTGGAAAGTGACAGTGCTAAAAAAGAGGAGCCCCCACAATGGCAATTGATCTCACAAAGCTGGAGAAGCCAGCCGGACAGCGGCCCATCATCGTTACCCTCTTCGGGGAGGGTGGCATGGGAAAAACAACGCTTGCGTCGATGTTCCCTGCGCCGGTCTTTATTCGCACTGAGGACGGCACGGCATCACTACAAGGCGCGGACCACGTGTCCCTGATGCCGCTGGCGCATAGTGTGCAAGATGTCTTCGATCAGATCGAAGCGCTGGCAACTCAGGAGCATGAATTTAAGACGCTGGTTATCGACAGCGTGACCCAGCTCGCTACAATGATCGAGCACGAGATTGTCGCGGGCGACCCCAAGGCCAAAAGCATCGCGCAAGCGGGCGGGGGCTATGGCGCGGGCTATTCTGCGGCGGCAGAACGGCACCGCCAGATCAGAGAGTGGGCCGGTTCGTTGGCATACGACAAGGGAATGAATATCGTGTTCATCGCCCACGCGGACACAGAGACACTTGACCTTCCCGACTTCGATCCATTTGCAAGATATTGCATCCGGATGCACCGTAAGAGCGTGCCGCACTATACGGACAATGTGGACGCGGTATGCCTGATCAGGCTTAAAACCCACGTGGTTGGCGATGAGGACAAGCGCCGTGCGATATCGTCAGGCGAGCGCGAGATCATCTGTCACCCGCAAGCATCATCGGTGACGAAAAATCGGTTTGCGATTTCTAAACCTTTGAGCTTTAGTTTTGACTCAGGTAACCCTTTCCAAGAATGGTGCAGCAAATGACCCTTGATGAACTAGAAAATGTGATTCGCCAAAGCGTGCACAAATACGTTGCGTCACACACGGCACGCGGCGAGCACAACGCCGCCAATGCTGCCGCGGTGTTGGCCCTAGTGTTGGCGCAAGTCATTGCGGCGACTTGTAAAGATGGAGAGCGATTGGAGGAACTAAGCACCGCCCTTGAAACATATATTTACGAAAGCGCCGTGAAGACATGGCACGAGATGAACGAAGCAGAAGCACGCAAAAACCGGAGAGCATGAACAATGGATCTGTCACACATTGACTGGAGCAAAGTCGAAGAACCCGCCGAACGGGGTTTGCTTGACGCGGGCTGGTATAAGATCGCCTGGATCAAGGGCGAGACCAAAACCACCAAAGCGGGCACGGGCAGTTACCTTGAATTGACCGGCGAGATCTTGGAAGGCCCGGCACAAGGGCGCAAGATCTGGGAGCGGCTTAATCTAAAAAACCCAAATCCGACGGCGGTTAAGATCGCCCAGCAAAGCCTAAGCAAGATTGCGTCTGCGATTGGTATTGTCGCGCCAAAGCATTCCGACGAATTGCTGAATAGGCAATTGATGGTGGAGGTGATCGTTAAGTCGCCATCAGAGCGCGACCGGGCCAACGGTTACGACCAGGAGCGCAACGAGATTAAGTCTTTCGCGCCTGTCGATGGCGGCCAATCATACGCCGACGCCAAGGCGGGAGTTGCGCCAACATCATCCACGCCGCCGTGGAAGCGGTAGGAAACAAGGACCAGGGGCGCGAGCCCCTGGTTGCACCGGAGGACACATGACCCAAACTGATCTAGTTATGGATGCCTTGTCGATGTGGGCGCTGATCGTCGCCGGTTCGGCGTTTGTCCTGTGTTGCATAATCATTTACGGAGAGTGGAAGCGATGAACCTCGACGAAATGGAAAAGGCAGATTGCAGATTTTGCGGCAATCTTGCCGGCGACGGCTGGGGTGATCTGGCACCATGGGGCGATGAAGATTGCTGTATTTATTGCGCGTGGTGTGGAGCATATTCAATCGATGCACACGGAAGCACGAAAAATGAAGCCTTTATAAAGGCTTGGGAAAACTGGAACAAATTACAAATTGAAGGCGAAAGAAATGAACCTAGAACCCCACACAACGCCGGCAACGATCCGCGCGATTTTTGAGCATTATAAAGCCTCCCGCCCCTTCCAGCACCGCCCGCACCTTGGGGGAAGCCAAATCGGGAACGCCTGCGAGCGGGCGCTGTGGTATCAATTCCGCTGGATGGCGCGACCTGATTTTCCGGGTCGAGTGCTGAGACTGTTTGAGACTGGCGACCGGGAAGAATTTAGACTGATTGAAAACCTGCGCGCAGTTGGCGTGCAGGTATGGGCGCGAGATCCTGACACCGGGGCGCAATTCCGAGCGGAAGAACATGGCGGTCACTTCGCGCTTTCTGTCGATGGCGTCGGGTCCGGGTTTGAGGAAAGTTCCCAAAGCCACCTGTTAGAATTTAAGACCATGAACCAGAAGGCATACGACCACATTTCAAAGCATGGCCTCGAAAAATCAAAGCCGGTCTATTGGGCGCAAGTGCAAGTCGGAATGCACCTGATGGGGCTGGAGCGGGCTTATTTCCTGGCGGTGAACAAAAACACCGACGACATATACGGCGAGCGCGTCAAGCTGCGAGTTGTAGAAGCTCAAGCCCTGTTAGAGAAGGCGGGCCGCATCATATTTGCCGAGGCACCGCCTGCGCGCCTTTCGGATGATCCCGCCTGGTATGAATGCAAGTGGTGTGATCATAGGGCTGTCTGCCACGAGCAGGCGTTACCCGAGATCAACTGTCGAACCTGCGCGCATGTGACGGCAAACATTGACGGCGGCTGGACTTGTGCGCGGCATCAAGAAAATCGGGACACTGAGGCGCAACGGGCCGGGTGTGAGGCGCATATATTCAATCCGCACGCCATGCCATTCGAGCCGCACGACGCAGGGGCTGACTGGATTGATTATGTAATTGACGGTGAGACCTGGCGCAATAAAGGGCGGGAGATTGCCCCCGCCCCTGTTGATTAGTACGAGATCTGCCATTCCAGCCCGACCCCCATATCGTCGGGGCCGATGTAGGCCGCGCGCAAGATTGCTTCGGCGGCCTCGATGCTTGGAGCATTTTCGGCCAGTTCGAGGGCGTCATGGCGGAACCAGTCGTCGTGCGCATAGCCTTCATACGCGCCTTGATCCAGGATCTCTTGGATCGCATGGCGGTCCCCATCTTCGGGGTAGGATGCCTGCCAAAGTGCGGGATCGGCGATTATATATGTGCAATCAATTTGCTGCATGGGGGGTCCTCCGTGGTTTGGGCGGGGCCGAAGCCCCGCCGGTTGGTGTTATGCGACCAGCGTTTCGCCATCTGCGGTGCTGACGATATTAAGGGCCGGGTCGGTGCGAACGATCATGGCAACCTTGTAATCAACCGGAGTGCAGCATGTGGTGCCGCCACCCGGATGCACCGCCGCCTCGCGGTTCTCGTGGTCGATCCAGAGGACTGCCGGATCAACGCGATCGCGCGTCTGTTTCAGTGTGTTGATGATATCGAGTGCGGTCATCGTAGGCACTTCGCGGGGTACGTGCGCGGCGATCTTTTCGGCCATGACTGCGACCGGGCATTTCCAGCGGCGGTCGGCGTTGGCGTCATCGGCATCGACCAAGAGGTTGATCGAGTCGATGTTGTCGAGGGTGACGCCGTCAATGGTGACTTCGATGCGGCCCCAATCGCCGACCGTCTGCGAGAGGCGGGCCGCCTCGCGGGACATTTTGAGGATTGACCGCGCCGCGCCGGTGAAAGTCCTGTGGCGGGTGGTGCGGTCGATGTCCTCATACAGATCGCGGTAGAGGCTGCGGTTGCCGATGCGCTTGATTTCTATTTTCATTGGTTTGTTCCTCTGTGTTGATGTTGGTGGGAGGGCCATGCCCTCCCGGTTGGTGTTATTTCTTTGGCTTGGTCTGCGAGTAGGCTACTTCGACGATAACCGCTGAGCTCCTAGGGCCGCCGCATTCGTTGTATCTTTTTTCGGCGAGATCTCTGCGTGTTGTGAATGCTACGTTTCTTTGTTCGTACTCGGTGCCGCTGTAGAACGTCCACCACACTGCATACTTGTAGCCGTAATCCTCCCGGCTCTTCCGCGTTTTGATTGCGCCGTTGCTCGGGTCTTTAGCTGTGAAATAATGTGCCATCGATGTGTTCCTCTGTTCTGATGATTTGAATTTAAGCAAAGCGTTTTTGATTGTCAATAAGGCATTGCAAAAAAAGTTGGGGCATGTTAGTTTTTTTTCACCAACAACGGAGACAGACACAATGGGACGACCACGCAGGGGCGAGGAAAAGCACCGCCCGATCAATTTCGCTTTGCGCATGAGCGCCACGGAAAAGCGCGCGCTGCAAGACGAAGCGCACCGGCGAGACATGCCTATATCCGACATAATCCATGAGGCCCTGGCGCTGTACTGGGAGGCGCGGAGATGATTACCCTCCGCCCCTATCAAGAGGCCGCCATTCGCGGGCTGTATGGCTACTGGGAACAAGGCAAGGGCCGCAATCCCCTGATTGTAGCCCCGACCGGATCAGGAAAAACCCCAATAATCGGCCAGATTGTATCGGACGCGCTGGCGTACAATTCCCGCGTCGTGATTGTGACGCATGTAAAGGAATTGATAGACCAGGGCGCGCGGACCCTGCGCGCGATGATCCCGGGCGCGGAGATTGGGATATATTCGGCAAGCCTGAAATCAAAGGATCTATCCAAGCCCATCACTTACGCGCAAATCCAAAGCATCCACAAGCGCGCGCACGACATGCCCGTGCCGGATCTTGTCATCATTGATGAGGCGCATCTTGTCAGCGGCGCGCCCAAAAAAGCTTTGGAGACATGGGAGGATGAGGATGGCATAACGCGATATGACGAAAAGCAGGGGTTAAGCCGCTACGGGCGGTTCCTGGCCACAATCTTCGAACGCAACCCGGATTGCAAAGTGGTAGGCTTAACCGCCACGCCCTATCGCCTTGATCAAGGCTGGCTGCACAAGGGCAATGACGCCTTGTTCGACGGCGTGGCGCACGAAATCAAGATTGCAGACCTCATGCGCGACGGCTGGCTGTGCCCGGTATCGTCAAAAGCGGTCAAGCAATCCATCGACTTGACAAACGTGCGCACACGCGCGGGCGAGTATCGGGAGGATGATCTGGCGAAAGCGGCCAGCGATCCTGAACTGATCGAAATTTCGGCGGATGAAATCGTCGAGCGTGGCGCGGATCGGGGGTCGTGGCTCGTTTTCTGCTGCGGCGTTGCCCATGCTCAACTTGTCTGCGATGCGCTCCACAGGCGTGGGATTGACGCGGAAGTGCTGACGGGCGCGCATGGATCAACCGAACGTGACAGCATCATTGCGCGTTTCAAATCCGGCGAGTTGCGTTGCCTGGTCAACGTGAACGTGTTGACTACCGGTTTCGACGCGCCGAACGTCGATCTTTTGGTCATGCTACGCGCGACGCAATCGCCAAGCCTATACGTGCAAATGGTCGGACGCGGCACGCGATTGCATGAGGGCAAGGAGAATTGCCTGGTGCTGGACTACGGCACCAACGTCGAACGCCACGGCCTTATCGATGACATACAACCGCAAAGAAAAAAGAGCGACTCGTCACCGATCAAGACTTGCCCTAGTTGCAAAGAGTATGTGCCGGTGGCAATGAAGGAATGCCCCTATTGCGGGCATATATGGGAGCCCGAGCCCGTATCGATAAGGCACGATCACAAAGCATATGAAGGCGATTTGATCAGATCCGAAGGAAGCCCGCGGCGAAGTCCTTACGAATTTCTGGCGGTTGATTATGTGACATACGCCATCCATAAAAAACAGGGAAAGCCTGATAGCCTCAAGGTGACTTATCATTGCGGATTAAGCACGGCAAACGAGTGGCTCTGCCCGCAGCATGGCGGATACGCCACGGAAAAATACCATGCGAGACTGGCGCAAATGAAATGCAGGGGTGTGCCAGCAACAGCCGAACAAGCCCTTGCAAGTGCGCAGGATTGGCCGACGCCGGTCGAAATCAAGGTGAAACAAGACGGGGACTTTCTAAACGTCTCAAAGGTGTATTTTGATGAAAATATGTGACGGCTGCATCCACCTACAAGGCGCACGCTGTGTCGTGTATGACGAAATCGTGCCCGAAGCTGGCCCCCAAGATTGCACCGAATATGAGCCGAAAAGTCTTGAACCCGGATGCCTTTCGTGCCAATCTTTGATCGACGGCCGATATTGCTTGCACTGGCGCGATCTTGTTCCCGCTGATGTGATGCCGATCGGCTGTGACGAGTCGGACCCCTACCCGCCATTTTAATCGGAGAAAAGAACATGCAGACGCAACTTATGCTGGATCATATCCAGGACGTTACCGCAACCACCAACACCATCGCCAAGCAGGAGCGCGAGGCCCTTACAAATCTTGAAGTCGCATTGCGCGAAGCAGACGAAAACATTCAAAAGGAATTGAACCGGATCTTGACCGACCAAATGATGCGCCGCGCGGAGATCATGACGGCGCTCGATAAGATCAAGTCAGGACTCGGACAGGCTCAAATCAACGGGGCAACTCCGCCAGCCCTCCCGCTCGATTCCGATATTGATCTGCCCAAGATCGCGCGCAAGGCAAAGGATGCAAGCTGATGTTCTGGACAGATGAACGAGTGCAAGAACTAACCCGCATGACCCGCGAAGGTAAAGTCTTTCGCGAAATTGCTGAAATCCTGGGTTGCACGCGGAATGCAGTGATTGGCAAGGTGCATCGATTGGGGCTCCACGTGGAGGTGCCGCTAAGCAAACAAAAAACCGCGCGCCGTCGTGCGCCGGTCAATGTTGCCAAGATCAAAGCCAAGGCCAAGCCTGAGAAAAAAGAGCCGCCGCGCTTTCAGTATAAGCCCCGCGGGCCTTCTGTTGATGTGCAAATGCCAACGCCTAGCAAGCATCGCGGGCTTGGCTTGCTAGACCTCGAACCGCACCATTGCCGCTTCCCGACTGGCCAAGGCGCTGACATTACTTTCTGCGGCCAGCCTAAGCTGCACGGATACAGCTTCTGCGGCCCCTGTAAGGAAATCGTTTTTCGTGACGAGTGAGCATGATGAACAAGTCGGATTCGTGGTTTGGTTTCGATCGCGATTCCCTGGCGTCCTGATTCTTGCCGTCCCCAATGGCGGCAAGCGTCACCCTGGCACCGCGCGCAAGCTCAAAGCCGAAGGCGTGGTGCCGGGCGTGCCTGATCTATTCGTGCCTGAGTGGTCATTATGGGTCGAGATGAAACGCGCGAAGGGCGGGCGTCTATCGCCCGACCAGCGCGAAGTGATTGCCTATCTTGAAGGGATTGGCCACCACGTCATCGTTGGTCACGGTGCCGAGGACGCAAGCCGCCAGCTCATAGAATGGCGGATGCAACACTAGCGCCGCCGACGCCCTGACCTATCCACGCAATGATGCCCGCGATATGAGCCCGGCGCGATGTGGATATGATGCATGGCGCATCCGTAGGTGATGACTTCAAGTCTCTGTTTCCTCAGCCAACGCAAAGCCGCGCGTCGATTTCCCTTAATGTGAAAATCAACCGCACGGCAAGACGCGTGCTTAGAAATACGTCGCGTGCCTGCAATCCGCGCGCCTGGGCGATAGGTGCTGATGATCTGGATTTTCCCGAAGCGCTTGAGGCTCTTCAAGATGGCTTTGATCTTTGCAGGCAAGCATCGCGTCGGCGCTGCATCGGCCGGTGTTGCCATCAAAACACATAGCGCCGCGCAAATAGTTCTAAGCATTGTTGATTTTTTCACGATTTTCGCTGATTGTAAAAAGGCGGGACGGGGAGCCAGTGCCCCCACCGCTCGACCCGCCCCTTGCGCCCCCGGAGAAAAGGCGCGCGCATTTATAACGGAGACCACCATGCAAAA